GACGTTGTATAAGAAGAAAGCGCCAGCTGGTGGGCCGAATGAACGCTCGTATAGTTTTACTTTGGCTTCCGTCCGATGGTTCGAAAGAACGCCAATAATTAGTGGAAGGTTAAGGTCGTCAGCAACCTTCTTCGAGAAATCACAAAGGCGACGCGCCCTACCGCCCTTTGCGCTTCGGAACTCGGGATCGACAAAAATTGCCTTCTCTTCGAGCATCCAAGCATCCGAATACCACATCTGCGTCATCCGTAAAAGGACTGCGCCTTCAATCTTTTCGCCCGGTTCGCCGATGATGCCGACCAGCCCCTGCCACAAATAAAGAGCAGGCTTGATCATGCCTAGCATCTTCTGTGGGTTAACGTCCTTGATGCCATTTTCTTCCCACGCATCTAGCGCCAGCTTTAGCACGGCGGCCTCGTCGGCGGGTGTTCCAAGTCGAATTGTAGGTTCCATTTAATCTCTCTTTGGGCCAGGGAGTTTCTTCAATGTATCGATTGTCTTTTTACGATATCCGGTCACGAAGTGGTCAAGGATTTCGTGGCCGTGGTCAATGTCCCCACCACCAATGCGGGTGACGTCGTCTGGTTCAATAACATATTCGCCACCGGCTGCAACGATCTCGACCGGTGCTGCTCCGCCCGTGGCAAGCTTTGAGCCGTATGGACCGGCACTGTTGCTATATGGCATGCCGGAAGCATTATACGGAGCCTTGGGGCTATTGTAGGGCGCATTGCCAGCCCCGTAGGGCGTGGCACCATGTTCCATATATGGCTTTGACGAAAACATACGCTTGGCGATCTTGAAGCCAGCCATCGTATTGCCTTCGCCCATCGCACCAATGATATCGGCAGGGATCACATATGACCCCGACGGCACGTTCATTGGTAGATGATCAGTGCGGCCAGCCACGGGGCTATGGATCGGGCCCACATGCACCTGATGCCTAGGTGCACCAAGACCTAAGGCAATCTGTTCCCCCATGCCACCACCAGCGAGACGCGAATGCCGAGCCGTATTGAAGGCAGCGGCAATCGCCTGATTCTGCGGATGACCGGCATGGATCATCTCACTAATATTGGAGCTGATCGTTTTTTGTGATTTTCCATGTGCTAGTGGCATGACAAACTATCCTTATTGTGTTGCTACACCAACGCTATTGGAACCAATATTAGCGACTGTTACAGTGTTACCATTATATTGGTTAGATTGCACGTTGGCAGTGCTAGTTCCAACCAAATCAACGCCTGTTGCCAAAAATCCAAAATAATTTCCGTATACGCCAACCCAATTAGACGCTTTTATTGAAACTCCAGTTCCTGCAAAAGCTGTAAGAGCATAGAAAGAATTATCTGCAACAATATTACCATAACTACTACTGCTTGTAGTATTGAATAATACGCCATAATATCCTGACGCAATATAAAAACTATTTCCAATAATTTGCGTAGTAGCAACTTGATGATCAATTTCTATTTGATTGTATTGGGTATTAAAATTGCAACCAGAAACAAGCAATTGGGTTTCCCCAGTTGCATCAGTTCCTACTTTAATACCAGTTCCACCATTAACAATATTTGTTTGTGTAACAGTTACACCTTGAACATCTGTGCCGTAATAAAGTCCAACGCCGATATTTTGAAGGTTACATTTAGTGATATTATAAATAACTCCAAATTTCAAAGCGCCAGACGGGTATCCATAAAGTGAAATGCCCGTTCCAACTGTCCCAGCTGTTGTTCCATAAACATCAACGCCATCAAAGTTAATGTTAGATAAGCCAGCAACGCTGATTCCTGTTCCCCAATAATTGGTAAAAATTACACTTCCACGCAAAGTGATGTCGTTCAAATTGTTTTGCCCAGCAAAATCCAATTCTACGGTATTTGTTAAAGTTATACCCGTATAAGTACCCGCTGAATTATTTGTGGAAAGAGTCAAGCCTGAAAAATGTATATATTGTTTTGACCCGTTTACAGTGACGTTAAAACCGTTGCATCCATTAAATTGTAATATGGAAACTTCAGACCCCGCGCCAATAAATGACAACGCATAATTGCCAGAAGATGGGTAATTAATCGTTAAAACTGAGTTAATAATTCCAATTCCTGGGGGGAAATAAATAGCGCCGCCAGTAGTTGGAAGACTGGCTATTGCATTAACAACAGCAGTGTAATTGTTTGTAGAACCATCAGCAACATAACCAAAATTTCTTACGTCCACATAAGGAACAGATGTGGCTATTCCTCCGGAACTATTTACCGAATTTCCAAGCGCCGTTAGAACACCTGTTCCAGTCGTAATTGTGGAAGGAGCTATTCCTGGCCCACCACCAATCATGAGAGCACTAGCAGCTAACAAAGCTGAAGAAGACCATGCTGTTGTAGAACTAAAATAAGGGATGCCGCCAGATGTACCCGAAACTGCCAACGTATATGTTCCAGCACCAGTAATTGGAGATGCTGCTCCAGAATTAGATAGGATATTAGCAGCACCCGTTGAAAAACTAAGACCAACACTTGTGACCGTTCCACTGCCCGTTATATTAGGCGTCCAAGAAGTTACACCAGAACCATCTGTTTGAAGGACGTACCCATTTGTTCCTGCGCTTGTGGGCAAAGTAAGCGACCATGTTCCTGCCGCTGAAGACGGTTTAACTGTTACAACACCAGATGACGCGCCGGACAAAAGCAAACTACCTGTTGCTGTTCCCGCAACCCCAAGCGTCAAGGCTGCGGATGAAATTGTAACATTGGGATTTCCAGAAACAGTAGACCCCGTAGCAGAATAATATGCTAACTGACCTGCTGTACCCGTACTAACCGTACCTCCGCCCGTTGTATTGGGTGTCCAAGAAGTTACGCCAGAACCATCTGTTTGAAGAACATAGCCATTTGTTCCAGAGTTTGTTGGAAGGGTTAATGACCATGAACCAGCTGTATCCGCCGATTTAATTGTTACTTTTCCAGATGTTGCGCCTGAAAAAATTAAACTACCGGTTGCGGTTCCAGTAACACCAAGTGTCAATGCTGCGGATGAAATTGTAACATTAGAGTTTCCAGAAACCGCAGAGCCGGTAGCAGAATAATATGCCAATTGGCCACTTATGCCTGAGTTTACCGTGCCTGTTCCTGAAACAGAAAGTTGTTGCGATATATTGTTTAATGCAACGACAGCATTTTTTTGTACGGTAAGAATATCGTCTAAACTAGCCATTAGAATTTCCCATCCGTTTGGAACCGATACCTGATAGCGCCCAGACGCCAGAAGGTCCCCACGTCGCTAGACGACACGGCAATGGACATCAGACGGGCTCGGATGCGGACGGAGATATACTCCGTTGCCTGCGTCATATTATAGGGGCCATAGGCCGTTACTGCATCGCCGGGATAATTGGTCACGTAGAATGTGATCTGCACCGTGGCGTTCTGCGAACCGCTGTATGTACCCCATTTCATGTCCGGCCAAATTTGATCAATGAAGATCAGATCATCGGCATCGTTGAGCTGGAAGAAGCCAGTTTGAAACGAAGATAGCATAGCTTGGCCATTAATGCCATTATATGCAGCATCATTGCCTACCTCGTGCTGATATAGGTAATTATCAGACCCAGCACCAATGGGAGACCCAAGCACAGATTGATCAATCCAAGCAGTACGACCAAGAGAGCCATAATCCCACTGTTGGAGAACCGTATTGTATTTAACATAGGAGTCATTCTCCGTCGAACTTGCCGATGGATAGTACCAAGTTACTTCATTAAACTGCGAGTTAACACCGCAGGCAACCTTGTAAAGATACGAGGTGTTGATATTTTGAAAGATAACGTCCCAAACTGGGCATGGAATAGATTGCGCACCAGTGCCGCCGGACATGAAAAATTGCTTTTGCGACATCCAATAAATGACGCCATTTAATTGGCCGACGCAGTGTCTTGAAATCGCACCGCAGTTAGATGCAACTTTGTTGAAACCATATACAAATGGAAGGCCAACATATTGCATTGCCCACATATCAAGATCGGTCCAAAGCAAACCCTGTTGGGATGCCTGAACGCCCGTGACAATTTTGGATCCAGTTGGAATGCGATACGAACCAGCTTGGTTTGTCGTTGTAGCAACCCAACTTGTAAAATCATTGATGTCGCACCAACGAACAAGAAGAGGGTCAGGCGAAAGCGTGAACGATGACCCATATGCAATAATTTGGCGTTCTGGCATGGCAACGAAGATGCCGCTATTTACCAGTGGCCCATTACCGCCGACGATCTGCGCGTTTTGCAACTGTCCGCCGGGTTGCCAGTAATAGATCGCACCCCCCGCCGGACATGCAACTAAATCTTGACCAAAATTATCAAGAGTCCAATCAGTTGCAGTAATAGGCGTTCCAGGAACGGATGGTTGTGTTGTTCCAACACCGAACCCACCACTACCGTAACCGCCAACACCAAAACCAGTCCCCGTTGGCTGAGGCCCCAAAGCAATATAAAAAGTTGATTTAATGTTACTAGAATTAATAAAAACAGGGCCAGCCGTAGATGTGGCCGTATTCGCAGCGGAAAAGGTGAACGTGTTAACCGTCGGCACCGTCAAGACCGTGTAAAGGCCGGATAGTGTCAATCCGCCCAAAGTTGTCGCAACTCCGACGTAGAAGCTATTGCCGACATTATAGCCATGATTGTTGAATGTCGTGGAAATGATTGACGATCCGCTTGTTGTAGAAAACGCATACGATGCACCACCACCGGAAACAGTCGCCGTGGCCAGCGAGGATGCTAAAATTGAATAAGTAGTCCCAGATGCCGAAAAAATGGCATATGGCCCAGTAAGAATAAGCCCACCCACTGAGACGGGAGTTATGAATTCTACAAAGTCCAGCGTTGACGCGGTTATTCCGGCATCGACGATGGTTACCAAGTTGGAACCAGACGTCGTTGAAAAATTTGGGGTTGGGTTTGTAACAGTTGTTTGTGGGGTAATAGGAGTTAGTGGAGAACCACCATTTATCGATACAGATAATGAAGATTCAGCACCAATTGCTAATAAATTGTTGAAATTTAAATCTGACCAACCTTTTAATGCACGAATACTTGATGGAATTTGAGAGTTAATATAAGTTTTCCACCCGCCAAGCTTTTGAGCTAATCCAAGGCCCATACGCTCAGGTAAAAAACGAATTAATGCAGAAGATGAATAAGCAGCCTCGTTCAATGCCAATGTGGTATTGGTTTCAACGCCCGGCGTAAGCTTAATCGTATTATGAGGCATGTATTATACCCTAATCGGCGTTGCGGCAGGCGCAGGGGAGTAGGATGACCAAGCCGAAGCCTCGTACTTCTTGCGGTTTTCTTCGACCATGGCCGACCGTAGAAGGGCTTGATATTGGTTCTCGTAGCTTTGGGCCATTTGCGGATCATCAGACTGGCGACCAAAATTGCGCTGGTATGCCGAAATGTAGATCATGGATGCCATGATCATCATGTCCGGTAGATTGGTTGAGATATAGGTCTGCGTATTCATGCTCGACAATGGGGCCGACCGAACGGTTCCCGTCAGACGCACTTGATATGCCGAATCGGGCTTAGGTCCAACGGTTATAAGTTGCGATGTAAAGCCAGTTGTGGCCGCATCGCCGCCATATTCAGCGTAGTACACAGGAAGGCCTGCGGTCGTACCGCTGCCATACACGTTCTGAATGTATTCCTTCGTTACCGGCAGGAGCGGTGATGAATTTCCGCTATTATCGATTACTTCCAGTGTTTCGGTCGTGACAAACTGCGACTGCGGAACCGTCAGCGTGTTGTTGTTTGCCGTGAACGAGTATGCGGTCGTGCTAATCTGGGTTGACAGAAAATCGATGTCGCGCTGCATCCGCAACTCGGCATATGAGATCATTTGAGGCAGAATAATCTGATAGTTGGCGTCCGCTACCGGAACTACCGCCATCGTAGCTATCTGCTGAATGTAAGTGTTGTAATCCATGACTACCTGGCCAAGTTAAAAGCAATTCGCTCGACTTCCGAAACGCGTTTAGACCAGCCCTTGCCAAAGGTATCATAGGTAGCAAGACTTTGCAAAAAAGCTAATCGGGCTTCGCAGACGGACGTAACAACATCACGAGGGTTTGCCGCTTCAAGAGCACCAAGTGTATCGGCCCCGATTTTTCCGTCCGCATTAACACCGAGAACCGCTTGAAGGGCTTCCGCTGCGCGGGACGGCCCCGAATTGATGGCAAAATCGAAGACGGCATAATCCACCCCCACTGGGAGATCGTCGCCACTTATAGCATCCCAATACTTGCTGCGATAGAGCGGTTCTACATCTTCGGGCGTCAAAGCTGCAATATCGTCTTTCGTCACTGCGTGGCCAACATACTGCTCCCAAGCCGCCTTGGTGCAGCCTAGATTGGTTGCGCCGCCGGGGTCTTTGGGATTGTCAACATACCCGCCCTCGTTTTGAAGGATGAGTACGAAGCAGGGTTGCCAGTTACTTTGCATGGACGCCCAACGTCTTTTCATAAGTACGCAAACCAGCCATACCAAGCATGGCGGTGACTAATTCCATAAGGGACTGATCCAAAGTAGGCAAATCATGCCACCCCGCCCCAACGGCGATTGGACGCAGAAGGTATTGGTATGCGAGGCCAAGTGCGCCAACCCACCCAATAGCAGGCCGCCAGCCACTAACAAAAATAGAAGACGATTGTGCTTCATTTGCATTCACCTGATTTTGTTGTTCGTCCCAGCCCTGCAGGGAGGTCCGTAGGGCTGCCTCGGCTTCCGCCCGTTGATTTGGGTCGGGAATGAATTTGTTGACGATCTGCAGGCCTGCGCTGATTGCGTCGTCTATACCAAATGCCATAATATTTACTCTGCTGGAGTTTCGGCTGGAGCTTCTGTTGCGGCAGTAGACGCTGCTAATTCTACTTGTGGCTTAGCTTGCCCATGAAGTGCTGCAATAACATCCGCAACTTCAGCGTAAATGCCGTTAGCCAGATGCTTAAGAATTGCATTAACGTGAGCAACAGTGAGTTTTAGATCAAGTTCTAGATTATCCATTGTGTCCTCTTAAAATGGTGGCGATTGCGGTTGTGATACAGGGTGAGATAACTGCGCTATTTGCGCCGATATCCCCATTTCTACGGCTGGCATACTAATGCAATCCGCCACCCACTTATAAGCCATTTCTTGGGTGATGTCAGCATATGGAACAAATTCTGCTGGGCTAGGCGTACTTAACTTTGCAGTACCAGATGCTGATGACGAGATAGTTCCATCAGTTCCAGTGCATACCCAATTAATAGCCGTAACCACATTGGCTAAACCATCATATACTGGCGTCACTATAAACTGAGGGAATGTCCAAGTAAATTGCATTACGTGTATTCCCAAATGCGAATCATGCCTTGGTAACCATTGCCGCCGGGTTCAGTTGGCGCACCACTATAAGCGTTGTTATAAGCGCCTGACCCGCCAGCACCCCAACCAAAACCATTATATCCACCACGGATTTGTTGATAAATAGGGTTTGAGTATCCTCCCCCCATAGTAATTCCATAAGGAGTATCTACGCAGCCACCGTACCCAGAACCACCAGCAGGAATTATTGGGGTAATTGAATAATCCATATTCGTAGCGGTTCCGGTTGACCCGTTAGTTCCAGCCCCGCTTCCACTGTAAAGACCGCCGCCACCGCCAGAAACAGAATATGTTGTCCCAGAAATTGTTATGGACGACGTTCCACCTGCACCACCATTGTAAGAGCCGCCATTTCCACCTGATCCCGCAGCACCAACGGCGTAAGTATATCCTGTAGATGGGGCGACTGTAGCGTATTTAACAGCAAAGAGTGAACCGCCACCTCCACCGCCATAACTTGTTCCGCCAGTCGACCCCGCAACACCGCCACCGCCACCGCCACCGCCAATCATTTCAATAAGAATGTGATTACAGCCAGCCGGAGTTGTGTAAGTTCCGCCGCCTGTGCTTGTTAAAACTTGCGGGGCGCGAATTAATGTTCCACCGGATGCCAAGGATGAAGATATCCATGTAGTCCCGTTAGATGTAAGCACGTTACCGCTTGTGCCGGGGTCCACAAATTGAACTGCACTGGTTCCGTTACCAAGAATGACATTATTGGCTGTAAGCGTTGAAGCGCCCGTACCACCGCTTGAAACCGCTAAAGCTGACGAAATTAATCCATCATCTGCCTTTTTTACGTTTGTCCCGTCGCAATAGACAAGAATGCTATAACCCTGTGGGCAAGATACAGTAGTTCCAGCGGCTGCATTACTGCCGTTATTTGATCCCAATAGGACGGTATACGCGCCAGACGTACTATTGGTAACAACCCACATACCTGCCACGCTTTGAGGCAATAGAACGGTCTGGTTAGCGGCCAATGTTCCGGTCAGATTGAAACGCATGGCTTGCGACGTAGAACCCGCCGCGACAGCACTTGGGGCTGCAATATTGGTATATGTTGGCGTTGAACTAGTGCTTACTGAAACACCGGTCGTATTGCCAAAAATCTGATCAAGAATGGTGGAGTTATAATTGAGCGGCTGATCCCAAGTCGGGGATGTGCTGTTATATGCTGGCTCGTTAAGCGCAAGATTAGTCGTTGTTGACATCTGATTTGCCTTTCTTGCCTAACAAACTTTGAACTGTATCGGTCTCGTAAATTTTAATTCCGTACCAAATAATAGGGAAAAACGCGCCAACTTCCGGTATCCAACCCATAAGAGTACCCAATGCAGCGGACAGCGAAAGCCAATCCATGAAATGTTTAACGCCTGTATCAATGTGATCAGTCAGGGTCATGGTTGAAAATCCCGAATAATGGCCGCAAAAATGTTCCGGTTGATTGATAGTACACCAAAGCAACGGATATTCCAATCCCCGCAGTTTTTTGAGTTTCTAATTGCATTTTTATAATTCCACCCAATTTTTACTGTTTTCGTCCCAAATGTATGATTTACCATCATTTGGGCGTTGAACCGGAGATTCCCATAACCAAGTTGTTTGGTTTAAAGTCCAAGAAGAAAACGGTTGAGGCGCATAAAATACATCATGCGTTGCATCATAAATATATCCAATACCTGCATGATTACCGCGCAATGCCACACCACCATCAGGCTGTCCATCTTGGCCGTAATGAATACCGCCACGGGTGTTATAAGATGTTTGAACCCATTCAGAAGGCGACCCAAAAAGGCCAGAGTCAATAACATCTTGTTCCGCAACAATGATTTGCGTGACAAACCCATTTTCTATTTTTGCAAAATGGCTCATGCTTTGTAAGACCCAGAAGATGTAAACTTAATAATTGTATTACTACCAGATGTAGTAATAGTAGGAGAACCTGTTGTTACGCCACTATAATTTGCCGTTGGAACGGAAATAATAACCACACCAGAACCACCAGCCGCACCCGTTCCAGCGCCGCCGCCGCCGCCGCCTGTATTTACTGTACCAGCAGTTGCGCTTGTGGTTCCACCCGCTCCACCACCACCTGAACCACCCGTTGTAGAACCAGCTGTAAATCCGCCGCCGCCGCCGCCTGCGTAATAAATTGCTGTTCCAGTAATAGAAGATTGCAATCCATTACCGCCATTGCCACCATTATTTCCACTACCAGCACCACCAACAGCACCAGCGCCACCGCCGCCACCAGCGCCATAAAAACCGATTACGCCATAACCAGAACCACCAGAATTACCCTGACCAGATGTTCCAGAACCACCTGTTCCACCGGCATAGTACGCAATTCCACCACCACCTGAACCGCCCAAACCACCCGCTGGAACAACCCCACTTGGACCGCCGCCGCCATACCCGCCACCAACTGCTGTGGTTAATCCTGTTATAGATGAATTGGTTCCAGAGTTACCAACCGTGGAACTGGCGGGGGTAGCGCCACCGCCGCCTACAGTAACGGTGTAAACAGTGCCACCCGTTAGAGTTGTTGACCCAGTAACAAAACCACCAGCACCGCCGCCGCCGCCACGGCCACCATCACCACCACCAGAGCCGCCACCCGCAACAATTAAATATGATGCTGCATAAGATGGACTTGTTCCTGTCGTGCTATAAAAAGCAGACATACTTAAATTAGTAGATGGAAATGTTCCAGAAGAGCCATTGGAATAATAATATGTTACCCCTCTATACGAACTAAGGCTATACGATGCGACATTTGGGAATGCCGCATATATATTTGCCATAGAAATCGCACCTGATGAGGGACAGTATGTTGGCATTACATCTTGCTCCGTAAATCAACAACTTCTGCGCGTAGCTCTTTGATAGCTTCGATCAAAACGCCCACAATGTTACCATATGCAACAGAAAGATTTTCACCTTCCATAACAACTTCTGGCAATACTTCTCGCATCTCCTGAGCGATAACACCCACACCCTTAGCCTCACTATCAATACGGGTATAACGAACACCTCGCATTTTATCGACCAGATCAAGGGCATTATCTATGGTAGACACGTCTTTCTTTAAACGGGCATCAGAATATGCCGTAACGTTGCCAGTGGCGACTAAATTTCCAGCATCATCCAATGAAAGAATTACAGCAGAATAGGCGCTATTAACCCATTGCATAATTCCGCTATTAACACGAATCCATTTATATGGAGTTGTCGCTCCATTACCATTAAATCTTATACTCGCGCCATTTGCTCCCGTATCAGCAACGATTAACGTATTTGAAGAACCGCTTGTTGTAAAAGAACCCGCTGCTCCAGAAGTTAAAATTGAAGCAGTGATTAATGCAGCAGAACTCGTCGTCCCCACTAGCAGATTGCCGGAGGAGTCGATACGCATACGTTCGGTAGCCGATGAACCGTTGCCAAATGCCAAATAACTTGGATCACCAATAATACGCGCTACTTCTACACCGTTAATTGTATAAAAATCGTACGTTTGAGAACCAGTAGGAGCAAGCCGTTGAAACCCTGCATAACCACCAGTGCTTCGTGACGCGATAATATTAGCGGCAGAAGATGATACGTCTAACTTAGTTCCCGGCGAACTTGTTCCAATACCTACGTTGCCAGACGTATCAATACGCATACGTTCTGTATAAGTTCCAGCGCCAGTGCCAAAACCTAATGCAGTCGTTGTCCACATTGTTGACAAACCAGATGCCGTGGAAAGAATACCAGTTGAATTGGTATTATCTGTCCAACGCACAGCGTCTGTTAACGCGGCAGTTTGAACGGTAAATTTAGTGCTAGGCGAACTCGTCCCAATACCTACGTTGCCAGCATTGGTAATACGCATCGCAGATGCAAGCGTATTGGCTGTAGTGCCTGTTGATCCAACTGGCGCAACTTGGAAGTCAATATAACCAGAGCCGCCCGTGCCTGTGCCGTTACCTGCATAAAGCGATAAATTGCCGCCAGTGATGTTGGTTCCCGTGCCGTTTGGCGAACGGATAATAGAAGCACTTGGCGTAGCACCCGCATCGCCACGGCCCAAGATGAGGACAGGATTGGTTGAAATATCAAGTTGGGCGGCTTGCGTACCGTTTGTGTAGAACGATAGCGGCAAATACGTACCCGTGCCGTTAATGCCCGACACCAACTGAACGTCCGTGGAGCCGTTCGTCGCAATCAAAATCTTGGATGCGTTGGTAGGATCAGCGGCATTGGTTGCTTGCCAAGAAGCAGCCGTAGATGTGCCGTTAGGCAGAGCATAAATGCCCGTTGTGCCGTTGGCCGTACTTGTTTGAAAAGCCAAACGGTTGGTAACAGTAGCGTTAGTAAAGTCGCCAAGAACACGAGCGCCAGTGCCTGTAAAAGTTTCGTTACCGCTATTGCTGATGCTGCCCGTTGTTAAAGCCGTAACCGTAGGCGAATTAGACCATGCAGGAGCAACACCAACACCACCCGACACAAGAACTGATCCGGTAGCAACGTCAGACAGTTTTGACAGAGTTGTAGAGGCAGAAGCGTACAAAAGATCGCCCACTGTGTAAGACGTAATGTTTGTGCCGCCAGAGGCCACAGGAACCACGCCGCCAAGCGTTGCAAGCGTAACCGTTGTCCACGATGGAGCGGCAGACGCGCCACCAGATGTTAAGAACTGGCCAGACGTACCGTATGTAGCGCCGCCAATACCCAACTGACCCGCAGGGCCAAAACGGAAGACTTCAGTCGCAGAGTTGCCGCCTGTAGCAGTCGTGAAGATAGACGCGTATGTTCCTTGCGCCGTATCCGTGAAGTTTTCAGCAGCAGTAATCGCAAGATAACCTGTAGATGCTGTAGCAAATCCAGTCGCGCCATAACCACGGGCAGTAAACTGCGCTAAGAAGTCGCCTGATTGCGATGCCGTTGGAGAAGCCGCCGTACCACGGGCTTGGCGGCCTGTATAAACAGGATAGTTGCCCGTGCCGTAAGCATCTTGCGTAATACGGGTATTGGCGGCATTTGCGCCAACAATATACAAATCAGTACCGGCAGGAAGCGAACCTGTTGGCGTGGTCGTTTGCGTATTGGAAACAACAGTCAACTGCGTCTGCGGCGTAGCGGTATTAATGCCCAAACGGTTATTGGTGTTATCCCAAAAGAACTTGGCGTTGTTCTGGCTGTAAACGCCTGATGCACCCGCGAATACAACCGATCCGGTGGTAAACGCCGTTGCAGTACCTGTACCGCCATTTGTAACACCCAGTGTGCCAGTGACACCTGCGCCGCCAAGAGCCAACTGACCAAACGAAGGGGCCGTTGAAGCGCCCGTGGATAATAAAGGATAACCCGTAGTAGATGGCGATATTTGGCCAACAGAAGACGTGCTTGCGGCGTATAATACCCCATACGCAGTCAGCGCAGTCAGCCCCGTGCCTCCGTTTGCAACGCCGACCGTGCCAAGGCCGATGGTATTACCCGTCTTGGTAATTGGAGCGGATACGGTGATATTACCGGAAGATGATGTCTGAACCCACACAAGGGCCGTTGAACCAACCGTAATTGTGCCAGTTGTGTTCATGACCCATGAGGTTGAACCCCATGTCGTGCCGCCGCTGACAAATGTAGATGCGCCCGTTTCAATGTAATTAGGGCCGCTGCCAGTCGTATTAAAGTCAGTTGCGCGGGTAAGCACCCAATTGGTTGAGCCAGAACCAAGCGTTGTGACGGTGTAAATACCGTTTTGTGCGCCCGTGCTTTGGTCTTTAACAAGGATGCGGTCACTTAATGATGCAGTATAACCATCAACAACAAAAGCGGCCTGTGCGCCACTATTGGTAAGCGTAGCACCAACACCCGCCGTTCCGTTGTTATATGTGGCGGTCAAATTGGCAGTAGTAGCCGCCGCAGAAGCCGTATGGAAGGTTGTATTACTAACCGTAGCAACTTGGTTATCAACATACTGTTTGGTGGACAATTGCAACGATGCGGTTGGGTCTTGCGTAACCGTTACTGTTGTCAAACCTGACAACGTGGACGTTGAAGCGCCCAAAGCAATAGACGTTGAGCCAATTGTAATGGATGAATTGGTTAACCCGGCATTAGGAATTGTAGCGACAGCCGTGAATGCGCTTGTGCCATTGCCGACAAGATATCCCGTCAGTGTGGTTGCGCCTGTACCGCCGTTTGCAACAGGCAATGTGCCGCTTACGTGCGTAGAAAGACCAATTTTACCCCAAGACGGAGCAACACCGACCCCTCCAGAAATAAGAGCATTGCCAGTAGCCACGTC